CTCATCTGTAAAGGCCGCTCTCACAGGAGCAGCAATCAGTGGTTCAGCTGACGGCCTTAGAAACAGATTAGTGAATGTCTCTTTCAACAACACGACCGAACTAAACTCAACGATCTATTTCTGTCGAGCCAACAACAATGAATTTAATTATTCAGCCAATCCTACCTATCTGTCGGCTAGCCGGCTTGTTGTAAAGAACAACAACACGGATTTGCCGGTTTCGTATGTTACAACCATTGGTTTATACTCCTCGGATAATGAATTGTTGGCAACGGCCAAACTATCAGAGCCGTTAAAGAAGACGCCAAACGATGAGTTTACGCTTAGGGTCAGGCTGGATTATTAATATTCTACCTAATTAAAAAGGTAGATAATTATGTCCTACATTTTTAAATTTGAAAACAACGACGTCTTTGTAAACACCGTCAAAGCCTATCCCGAAGTTCAATTCTATATTTATGAAGGCACGGCTTATTATAATTTAGAGCCTCCAACAGCTGGTGGTGGCGCGCGTGGAAGCGCCGGAACGATGCCCGCGGTACCTCTCTATTCGCCAACGGCTAGCGCCGGGCGCCCGGGCTATCTTTCACTTTATGAAGAAAATGTAGATCGCAACGGCAACAGCGGACTTACGAGTACTACGGTCGCCGCACTTCCTCCTTTCGAAGATTGGGTGAGGAATTTGCCCGCCCAACTGGCCGCCGGCACTGTACTCCAAGGTGCGGGCCCACAGGATGACTATACCGGATTAAACCCCCGCATAGAACCCTTCGTTGTTAAAGATGGTACTAAGCTGGGGTTCAATACCGCTGGGGTGGCCTCCTTCAATGCAACGACACCGGGCGCCATTATGGCCAACTCTTATCCTCTGACCGCCTCTATTTCAAAAGAGTTCTATGACGGTTATGGAGCATCGGCTGTGCCTCGATATCAATTGGCCAAGATCAGTGATGGCACAGCTACTGGCGATGGATATACCACCACTAACAACGGCGCTGTATCTCATCTGTTTGCGTTACAAAACGTTATGGATTCATATAAGAAGCTCAGTTCCCGCTATGCTTATTCTTCCAGTCAGCTACCTCCACCTGATTTGTCGGGCCTCAGCGCTACGGCTGACTTCCGAACTCTGGGCCCCGGCGCCACGACGATTCCCGTTGGACTGCTTTCAATCCCCTCAATTTTTTATGGGTCGGCTATCAAAAAAGGATCTGTAAATCTAAGGACTTACATCAGTGGCACCCTGGCCGGAGAGCTTAAAGATTTAAAGCAAAATGGAGAGCTAGTACAGGTAGGCCCTACGGGGAGTGTCAACTCCGGAAGCATTGCCGGAATGGTTTTGTATAACGAAGGATTTATTGTTCTAACGGGCTCCTGGGCACTAGACGGCGCAGGATTAACTTCACAACACACAGCGGATTACGCCGGCTCTGGCAGCGATTCACCGCGTTGGATATACTTTGCCCAAGGGATTACTTCGGGGTCAAGCAAATCAGAGAGGGTGATTGGGGGTTCAACAGTGGGCGCCATCTCGACGCCGTCTTCGAGTTATTATCTAAGATTCCAGGGCACTACAAAAATCCCAACTTTAACAATGTTGGCTCACGCAAAGAAGAACGAACTTAATCATTCGAATAATCCAACGTTTGTGGAGTACAACAAGCCGCTAATGATATCATCCGGTACAACAGGCTACACAGAAAATAACGAGCTTCCCATTAAAAACACAGTCAGTTCATCGTATAATACACCTACTGGGAGTTTTAAGAAAACGACATATATTACTAAGATTGGTATATATGATGAGCAACAGAATTTAATTGGAATAGCTAGCACGGCCACGCCAGTTAAAAAGACAGAAGACAGAGGCTTTACGTTTAAGCTTAAATTAGATATTTAATGTTTTTAGGATTTGATATTAGCACAAGCATTATTGGTGTGTCGTGCATCAGTGCCCACGGAGAAATAATATTTTGTGAACATTGCGACCTTCGAAAAGAGAAAGGCCTCTTTGCAAAGGTAGATCGATTTCGCGAGTTCCTGGGAAACGCAAGGTTTTTACAAGCAGCGGTTAGAGAGATATGGATCGAGGAACCGTTCGTGTTTTTTAATAGCGGCGGTTCAAGTGGAAAAACGATGGCGCTTCTTCAACGATTTAATGGAATGGCGTCACTTGCTATTAGAGATGCGTTTCATATGGATCCGCAATATATGGGAGCGAGCCAAGCGCGGAAGTTAAATGAGATCAAGATTCCACGTGGAACCAAAGCAAAGGAAGAAGTTTTAAAGTTTCTCCTTGACAAGATGCCTGCATTTGAGGTAGAATATACAAAGCATGGTAATCCAAAGCCGGGTTATTATGATAGGGCCGATAGCATAGTTATGGCCCGTGCAGGACACACTTTATGGAAGAACAAAAACTCTTCATCCTAAGAGAAATTCTAGGTTCATGCCGTAGAACTAACGGGGAATATCTTTTTAATTGTCCGTACTGTAATCATCATAAGCCTAAATTCTCAGTCAACCTAACCAAAAATGTATACAAGTGTTGGGTCTGCGATACTAGGGGTCGCAATCTCTATCATGTTATTAGAAAATATGGAGAGTATAAACATCGCCAAAACTGGTTAAGGCTGGACAACGAAGTAGATTACAACGACCTAGATCGCTGGGATCTCCTGGAACATTTTGAGAAGAAGAATAAGCCCGAACAGATCGTCCCCCTTCCCAAAGAGTACATTTCTTTGGCAAATAAAGATATGCCACCCACAGGTTTTATGGCTAGGAAGTATTTAAAAGAGAGGGGCATAACGAAGAAAGATATTATTTGGTGGAAGATAGGGTACTGTTCAACAGGAGAATACGAAAATCGAATCATCATTCCTTCGTTCAATGAAAATGGAAATGTTGATTACTTTATTTCCCGCACATACGATGGCGGTTATCCAAAATATAAAAACCCACCTGCCGACAGAGATGTTGTGTTTAATGATCTTTCTATCGACTGGACCTCAGATGTAGTCTTGGTGGAGGGTGTATTCGATGCCGTTGTGGCTGGGCGTAATAGTATTCCTTTGCTGGGGTCTACTCTGCGTGTGGATTCACATCTCTTCCGAAAAATTGTACAGAAGGACGCGTCGGTATATGTTGCGCTCGACCCCGACGCAGAAAGAAAAGCGCTTGAAATTATAAAAAACCTCTTGACATATGATGTAGAATTGTATAAGATAGAAATAGAACCGTATAAAGATCTTGGAGAGATGCCGAAGGAAGAGTTCGAGAACAGAAAAAACAATGCTACTCGAATGAACTTCGAAGAACTACTTCAACGCATCATACTGGCTTAAAAGGAAACAATGAATGTATAAAATTGCGCACTGCGCAGATGTCCATATTAAAAATCTAAAATATCATTACGAATATCGGAAGGTATTCGAGCTCATGTATGAGTCTCTACGAGAGGAGGAAGTAGATTTTATCTACATTGGTGGCGACATCGCCCACACAAAGACACAAATATCACCAGAGTTCGTCGACATGTGTTCGCGCTTCTTGTCCACCCTTGCGGATATAGCACCGACTTATTTGATTCTAGGAAATCACGACGGCAACCTGCGCAACTCGTCGCGGCAAGATGCCATTACACCAATCGTCGAAGCACTTCAACACCCTCGCCTGCACCTCTTAAAGAACTCGGGTGAAGTCGAAATGGATTTAGATTTGACGATGAATGTCCTTTCTATATTTGATGAAGAAAACTGGGTAGAGCCATCCGATCCTACCAAGATTAATATTGCTGTTTACCACGGATCGATCGCCGGCGTCCAAACCGACGTTGGCTGGACCATGGAACATGGCGATCACGACGTCTCTATTTTTGGTGGGCACGACTATGCAATGCTCGGAGACATTCACAAGACCAATCAGATCCTAGACCACGAAGGTCGCGTACGTTACTGTGGATCGATCGTGCAGCAGAATCACGGCGAGACCAACGACAAGGGCTTCCTGATATGGGAGATCGAAAGCAAGGATGAGTTTAGCGTGAAACACATCAAGCTGCCCAACCCTAAGCCTTTTGTGACCATTGAACTCACGCCGAAGGGTAGGATGCCCCGAGGCACTACGGTGCCCTCTGGGGCCCGTGTACGGCTTGTGAGCAACAACAACCTTCCATTGAACGTAATGAAGAGAGCGGTCGAGGTTGCTAAGCACCGCTTTGGACCAGAGAGTATTACCTTTTTAAACAGGGCCGCTGGTCAAAGAGGGAGCATCGATGCGACAGGGCCTGGCTTCTACAAGGAAAATCTCCGAGATATTTCTGTACAAGAAAAGCTGATGAAGGAATATCTTAAAGATTATGAAGCGACCACTGAAATGATGGAACGCGTTAACGGCCTAAATCAGAAGTACAACAAGATGGCTGAGGCTACCGAGGACGTTGCACGCAATATCAATTGGAAGCTTAACAACTTTGAGTGGGACAATCTGTTTAATTACGGTGAGAACAACAGAGTTGATTTTGAAAAGCTAAATGGCATTGTAGGGATCTTTGGAAAGAACTTCTCAGGGAAGTCAAGCATCATTGATGGGCTCCTTTATACGATATTTAACACGACATCTAAAAATGAGCGTAAAAATCTTAATGTGATTAATCAACACAAATCTGCATGCTCTGCCAAGGTAGAGCTTCAAATAGGTGACAAAGTATATACCATCAATCGACGTTCTGAAAAATATGTGAAGAAGCTGAAAGGCGAAGTGACCGACGAAGCCAAGACTGATTTGGATTTTGACTATTTTGATCCAGTACTCAGCGAGAACCACAGTCTTAATGATACCACCAGAATGAAGACAGATGCTGCTATTCGCAAACACTTTGGCACCATAGAGGATTTTCTTTTGACATCTATGGCGTCCCAGCTAGATTCGCTATCCTTTATTAAGGAGGGCTCAACGCGCCGCAAAGAAATTTTAGCTAAGTTTTTAGACTTAGAAGTATTTGAGAAGAAATATAGGCTTGCGAAGGAAGACAGCGCCGATTTGAAGGGCGTCTTGCGAAGGATTGGCGACCGCAACTTTGAAGAGGACATACTGGGCGTCAACGAAGAGATCAAAAAAACCAATCAGCAGCTTCTAGAACAAGAACAAAGTTGTGACAGAATCAAAGAAGAGATAGAAACAAAAGAAGCCCAACTTGCCGAGGTGAATCTATCTATTGATTCTATTCCCAACGAGGTGGTGGACATTATCGAAGCAGAAAAAAAGAAGGCCGAGTTAACATCGAAACTGTCCACCGCGGAACAAATCAACCGAGAGCGTGGAACGCACATTCATGAATATAAGCGGGCAATCGAAAAGCTTGACGACAATCTTGCCGGGTTTGATATCGAAGAACTAGAACGAGACCAAGAGTTAATAGATATAAAACAAGATGAGATGGAAGGCGTCATTAGAGAAGCACGAGTATGGCAAAAGGATTTTAACATCAAGAAGACGAAGTTGAAATTATTGAATGAGGTGCCGTGCGGTAGCGAATATCCTCAATGTAAATTTATTCATGATGCCCACACCGCCAAGGAAGAAGCACCAGGGCTTCATAATAAAATATTAGAAAGCATTAAAGAGGCCAAGGAGCTTAAAAAGTTCTTAGAAGATATGAATCCCGACAAGGTAGATGCTGATCGGCAAGAGTATCAACAGCTTACGTTACGACGAAACGAAAATGAAAGCGGCCTTAAAGATTTACAGCTTTTATATGCGAGAGAAAAGAATAAGATTGTATCTTATCAGGGCGCCCTAGCAGATGTTGCAGTAAAGATAGAGGAATATAAAGACAATCGCGAGAACATTGAAAATTTTGAGTGCCTCGCTGTACAACATCGGGAAGTCGTCGACGCAATTGCGACACTTGATGAGCAACAGAAAGAATGTCAGAATATGATTCTGGAATACTACAAACTGAAAGGCTCCCTCGAACAGAAGGCTACGAACCTCATGGAGCAACAGAAAGAGTTAAAAGACATTCAACAAGAGTATGCCGCATTCGATTTGTACATGCGATGTATGCACTCCAATGGGATTGCATATGATATTATTAAAAAGCAGCTACCGGTTATTAACGAAGAGGTGGCGAAGGTCTTGGCCAATATAGTTTCGTTTGAGGCGTTCTTTGAGGATGACGGAAAGCGACTTAATATTTTTATTAAACACCCCAAACATGATCCGCGACCGCTGGAAATGGGGTCGGGCGCGGAAAAGACGATCGCTGCAATGGCTATTCGTTTAGCACTTCTGAGCGTATCTAACCTTCCCAAGGGCGACATTTTTATTCTTGATGAGCCGGGAACAGCGCTGGATGCAGACAACATGGAAGGATTCATTCGTATTCTTGATCTGATTAAATCATTTTTCAAAACTGTTATTTTGATTTCCCATCTGGACAGCTTGAAGGATTGCGTAGACACGCAGATTATAATTGAAAAGAACGGCAATTACGCACACGTTGAAGTCTAAATGTAATCTTTGATTTCCTTTACTAATTATATAGAAAGGAAAACATATGAAACATTTACTAGATAGGGGATTAAACAAAGTCGTTTCTCGCAAGCTACTAGCTTGGGTGACGGCTTGTTTTTTGTTGGGCTTTGCTGATTTGGCCTCGTCCGACTGGACGATGATTACCGTCGTTTACATTGGTACACAGGGCGTCGTTGACACCGTGGCGAGACTAAAAGGAGTGAAGTAGTGAAGTGGTTAGCTATTAAAACAGCCTTGAAGAAAGGGTGGGCTTGGACCAAAGCACATGCATGGGTACCCATAATGGTACTGTTAATGCTAGTGGGGCTTTTATTATATGCACTAACCAGAAACGCGGCTTTCATAAGCGCTCTCATTGGCGCCTTAGAAACGCGTCGCGAGAACTATAAGAAGGAAATAGAGATTCTTAACACTACCCATAAAAAGGAAGCCGAAGAGAAAGCCAAAGTTCTCGAGGCCTACAACGAAAATCTCAAAAACCTAGAAGAAGAATATGCGAAACGTAATGAAAGTCTTGACTCCAAGAAAAAGAAGGAGCTTAAAAAGCTCGTTGAAGAAAGTTATAATGATCCGGAGGCGCTTTCAAGAGAGCTTGCTAAACTTTATGGATTAGAACATGGTTAAAAAACTATTATCTTTAATAATCATCTTTAATCTCATCCTTCCCTCTTACGCATTCGGCGAAGACGAGGCGACACCACCAGAATATGATATTATTTCTTTGGAGGCCGGTGACCCTGCACCATTCGACGGAGTCCTGCTATCGTTGGACGCCGCCGCAAAGGTGGCTGTTGACAAGAAATTTGAGGGTGCTGAGTGTGATTTGCGTATAGGATATGAACTTCACCTGCAAGAACAGCGGTATGAATTACAGTTAAATTACAAGGACATAGAGATAAAGTCATGGGAATCACGCCACGAGCAGATGATGATTCTTAAAACGACAGAGAACGATAGACTTTATGACCTAGTAATGAAACAAAAGCCCTCTACGGCGCCATGGCTCGTGGCACTCGGGTTTGGTATTGGAACTGCTACTTCGTTGGGAATCTTTGCGTTGTCAACGGAGATAGTTAAGTGAGCATACCCGAGGTCCGATCAAGAAGCGCGCTCTTATACTTCTTGGAACAAGAGTTCGCCCACAACTCGCCGGCGGGGTCGAACACCTGCATTCAGTTTAATGATAATGGAAGCTTCGGGGGAGAAGCAAACCTAACATGGGACGGTTCCACGCTAGCTGTGGGCGGTTCGCTGACCATTGCGGGAAACACCACGCTTGGTGACGCGTCCAGCGACACAATAACCCTTAACGGTGTCGATACCGGAACAGACAATACGGTTCTTATTCTCAATGGCTCGAACGTTATTAAGACTGACGAAATTAATCCATCGGTATGGGATACAAGCGCCACCTTTGTGGAAGTTTCTGGAACCCCAGTCAATGATCAAGTTGGTATTTGGACAGATGCAAACACGATGGAAGGTAGTTCAAACCTTACCTTTGATGGTACAGATCTCACTATTGGTGGCGACCTCACCGTAACAGGAAACGACATCAAAGATTCGGGCGGAAACACACAAATTACTTTTGATGGATCAGGAGTCTCGACAACCATCGCCGGCGACTTGTTTGTCAATGACTATGCTCGAATTGACGCTCTCCGAGTTGGAACAACCAGTACAGATCCTGGCGATGGTAATCTGTATGTTGAGGGCGACACCACTATTGGTGGAGATGTAACGTTAACAGGCGGCGGATTTGTATCTGCGCTGGGCGCCTCAATCTCTGGCACTGATAGGTCCCTCGCCGACGAGTGGGTTAAAGTTGCCGAATACTCCGCGGGAGCGAGCGGCGCCTCCTACTACGCGACAGCCGTAATTGATGTGATATTAGCTGGTCATGATGGGACGGCAGAAGTTTATCAAGCGCGTGTACATCTGCGCGCTCAGACGAGCACAACGTCCTACTCGACATGTCAGGTGGATATCATACAAGATGCGGGCAGCGAAGCGTGGGACACTACTGACTTTATTTTAACTCAAAAAACTACATCCACTTATGGAGGAGAATTGTGGGTTCGGAGCGGCGCAACCAATCAACAGTGTTATGCAACCATTACTAACGGCACAACTACCGGTGATTCGTGGTATAAAACGGATTGGGCTCTCACTCCCGGACAAACATGGGGTTCGTATGCTTCGCTGGGCTCAGACATTACCACCACAAACGTGAAAAAAAGGTTTGATAGTTTAGTGATTGATGACGATTTGACCGTAGGCGGAAGTACCACCCTCGGTGATGCGTCTGGCGATAGTGTAACCATTAACGCTCAAACGATTGACTTGGCGAATGTTGATGAGGGTACAGACAACACAGTTCTGGTCTACAACGGTTCCTCGATTGTAACGGACGAAATCGATTCTCGCGTCTGGGGATCGACATTAGTAGATGGAACAAATGGCACCGATAATGAGATTGCTGTCTTTACCGATTCAAATTCCGTAGAGGGGGATTCAAGCCTAACTTGGAATGGGACAGTGTTGGCCGCAACCACTGGGTCCTTTAACAATGCCGCTGTCTGGGATCAGGTGGCCATCACGGGACACAACGCAACGAGGACTTCGATCGAGAACATCAACGGAGGTTACATAGAGGCTAAAACAGGTAATGCTACTTATGGTCTTATAATTAGGGACTACAACAGTAACGGCTGGGCTAATATAACTACCAACAATGGACTGCTTCAACTCGGCTATAATAATAATAGCACAACTGCTGGCATTTTTCTTAACGATTCCGACAACGTTGGTATCGGAGACAGCAGCCCTTCCTATAGACTGGATGTGAACGGAACTATCCGCGCGCAGGGCGCCGCATCCGATATCATTGCCGCGGATAATTTTTACGCGCTAGGGATGAATACCGGGACAGGCTACTCAATGTACCTCGACACCAGCAACGGCCGCTTAGAGCGCTCGACCTCCACGCGCAAGATTAAAAATAACATCCAAACTTACGATGCCCCATGTTTGGATAAAATTCTAACCTTGCGTCCCGTTAAATACGAGTTAAAGTCAAAACCAGGACGTACAGAGCTGGGATTGATAGCGGAAGAGGTATATGAGGTTGATCCACAATTGGTGATTATGGATGCGGATTATGACTATGATGAAGAAGGCCAGATTAAAAGAAACGTATATACCGATGAAGAGACAGGCAAAACGGTAAAAGAAAACGAGATCCTTAGTGATAATCTAGTTCCAACCGACGTCCAATATCGGCAGGTGACAACAACCTTGATTAAGGCAATGCAGGAACTCAAAGCTGAGAACGATGCACTCCTTCTTCGGGTTGAGCAATTAGAAGCCGTATAAATTATGTCCAAAGACCCCAATTATATCCCCAAGCTAGAAAAAGCTATCGCTCAGAAGTATGGTGAAGAAGCCATCAACAATCCAGCACGGTTTTGGGACGACGACAAAGAGAAAGAATATATTAAACAGTCCCTAGAAGAACGACAGAAGTTGGCTAAATTGTCCGAAAGCCAAGACAAAGTAGAACAAGACGGATTTTTAATAAACAAAAAACTACTTATTAGAGATACAAATCGCTCGTGCCCTGTTTGTAATAAATATTCATTTGATGCGCGCAACGAATTGTATATGAATAAGTTTGAATGTTGCTGGAAATGCTACATTCAATGGATAGAAGACCGGGAAGAACGATGGCTGTCTGGATGGCGGCCTGCAAAGGAGAGTTAATCAATGGCTACGACACTAGAAATTATTCAAGGAATCGCCCAAGCGGCCGCTAATGCATATGATGGTTCGCATGATGAGTCGATAAATGCAGACGGCCGAGCGCGCAAGGTCGGCTTGAAGCGAGAAGAGGGAGATCTTATTCAAGATAGACGTATCACCGACGGATTTAAGGTACGATTTAGTGGCCCTATTTTAACTATCTTGTACCAATCTGAGGTTCGCCTTAAAGAGGTAGCCCAAAAGGGCTTTGAAGATGAAGTGGCGAGCATGATAAATGATATTGCCTCATTCCTTAAAAAGGAATATAAGATTATCACCAAAGACAGTTTAACACTGACGAAGGTTGGAGAACCCTCCATCCTGGTTCAAAAGATATCTAACTTCCGCACTGATGTTTGTGCCACTTGTGATTATAAAATTGGTGGCATCGGCGATGTGGAAGAGGTCAAGGTGGGGACCGACAAGGAGCGCCTGGACCAAGCAATTAAAAGCTGGCTCTCACAGGGCCCCGCTAACAAGAGACCCCGCAACGACACCCGCAAAGGTAAGTAAACGGGTGTTATGGGATATCAGCTTACTAAGCAGGAGATTCTGAAAGAGGTAATAAAGTCTGGGAAAGATCCAGTACATTTTATCACCAGCTATTGTAAAATCTCTCACCCTCAACGAGGGCAAATCCCATTTAAAACCTATGATTTTCAGGATGATCTTCTAAGAGATTTTACTGATTACCGATTTAATGTCGTTTTAAAAGCACGCCAGCTAGGCATTTCTACTATTACAGCCGCTTACACTGTATGGCTGATGCTCTTCCATCGCGATAAAAACATTTTAGTTGTAGCTACGAAGCTTCAAACAGCTACCAACCTCGTCCGCAAAGTTAAAAAGATTATGAAGCAGCTTCCTCCGTGGATGAGGATCTCAGAAATTCATATTGATAACCGGACCTCGTTTGAACTGACTAACGGATCACAGATTAAAGCCTCCTCCACCTCATCAGACGCCGGCCGTTCCGAAGCGTTATCGCTTCTGGTAATTGACGAGGCTGCTCATGTTGAAGCACTTGACGAGTTATGGACTGCGCTGTATCCTACACTATCAACGGGCGGTCGTTGCATAGCTCTCTCTACACCTAACGGTGTTGGTAACTGGTTCCACAAAACGTGTGTGGAGGCAGAAGCAGGAACGAACGCATTTAACATGACCACTCTAATGTGGGACGTTCATCCGGACCGCGATCAACTATGGTTTGAAAAAGAAACCCAGAATATGTCAACGCGACAGATTGCACAAGAGCTTGAATGTAACTTCAATGTGTCAGGCGAGACAGTAGTTCATCCCGACGACATTATACATTATCTGGAAAATACGGTGGAGCCCAAGTATCGGAGTGGTTTTGATCGTAACTACTGGATTTGGGAAGAATATCAGGAAGGTGGTTCCTATTTGCTAGCAGCCGACATTGCTCGGGGAGATGGTCAAGATAACTCAGCATTTCATGTTTTCAAACTAGACACCTTAGAAATAGTAGCAGAGTATATTGGAAAACCAAACCCGGATGATTATGCCGACATGCTTTATGATGCCGGGAAGGAATACGGCACGTGCATGATAGTTGCTGAAAACAACAACATAGGATTTGCTGTGCTTAATAAATTAAAGGATAAGGGTTATAATAATGTTTATCACTCTACCAAGTCCTCTCACGCATATGTCGACCCGATTCAAGCTCAATGGATGGCTAATGTGGTGCCCGGATTCACAACCTCTTCGAAAACTAGACCTTTGGTCATCGCTAAGATGGAAGAGTTTATGAGGAACAAATTAATTAAGATTAATTCTAATCGATTGTTATCAGAAATGAAGACGTTTATTTGGCACAATGGCCGCGCTCAGGCTATGAGATCATATAATGATGATTTGGTGATGTCCTTTGCAATAGGCTGTTGGGTGAGAGATACAGTTTTAGTGGAGAACCAAAAATTGTCAGAATATAATAAGAACGCTATTCTTTCTATTTCTACCTCTAATCGCACGTTGAGCACCACTATACCGGGGATGCTAGGGCACAAGAAACACACAGAAGATAGCAGAGTTAAAGAAGCCATAAAGTTCAATGAGCAGTACGCGGCGATTATTAAAGGATAGATAGATGCCCACCAAAAAACAGACAGACCATAAGAATAACCCTAGAAACCCGGCGTCGCCGCTTTTCAAGAGATTAACTCGACTCTTCTCAGGGCCCCTGATTAACTACCGCGCACAATTTACGCGGGAGGAGAGACGATCAGCCTTAGACAAATACCAGTATCGATTCAAAAGCGCAAGCGGCCAGCAGTTTAAGCGTTCGTCCGACAATCTATCTCGTAACTATAACATGATGACGTCCGCTGCGATGCGGAACCAGAACCGTAACGAGCGCTACATTGATTTTGATCAAATGGAATATATGCCCGAGATTGCGTCAGCCATGGATATTTATGCGGATGAGATGACGACTTCAAATGAGTTTAATAAACTGATGAAGGTAGATTGTCGCAACGATGAGATCAAGATTATTTTGGATGCTTTGTTTTATGACGTTCTAAACATAGAATTCAATGCATTTGGCTGGGCCCGTACCATGTGTAAGTATGGGGATTTCTTTTTATACCTAGACATCGATGAGGTGCTTGGAGTTAAAAGTGTAATTGGGTTGCCATCCGGAGAAGTTGAGAGGATGGAAGGTCAAGACCCAACCAATCCTAATTATGTTCAGTATCAATGGAACTCAGCGAACATGACGTTTGAAAATTGGCAGTGCGCACATTTTAGGATTTTAGGCAACGACAAACATGCCCCCTACGGTACTTCAATGCTAGACCCGGCGCGCCGCATTTGGCGCCAGTTGGTGTTGATTGAGGACGCTATGTTGGCTTATCGAGTCGTGCGCGCACCAGAACGGCGCATGTTTAAGATTGACGTGGGGAATATTCCCCCCCAAGATGTTGAACAGTACATGGAAAAAGTCAAGACTTCCCTCAAAAGAAACTCAGTAGTGGATGCCACCTCGGGTCGAGTGGACTTGCGCTATAATCCCTTGTCGGTTGAAGAGGACTACTTCATTCCTATTCGAGGCGGCGTAGGTTCAGACATCACTACGCTTGCTGGGGCCTCACAACTAAATGATATTGACGATGTGAAGTACATTCGCGATAAGCTTTTCTCAGCCATTAAGATTCCGCAGTCCTATCTATCCATGGGCGAAGGCGCCGACGAGGACAAAACAACCCTCGCCCAAAAGGACATTCGATTTGCGCGCACCGTTCAGCGGTTACAACGCGCCTTCTTGTCAGAGTTGGAAAAGATTGCAGTTATTCACTTGTATACTTTGGGATATCGCGGCCCGGATCTAATCTCTTTTAAGCTGACCCTAAATAATCCTTCTAAATTAGCCGAGCTACAAGAGATTGAATATATTCGAACCAAGTTTGATTTGGCCAATAACGTTGTAGAGGGCATGTTTAGTAAGCATTGGATCGCAGAAAACATACTCCGTATGACCGATGAAGAATTCTTGCGTAATCAACGAGAAGCCTTCTACGATAGGAAGTATCAAGCAGCATTGGATGCAGTTACCGAAATGGGAGCCGCAGAAACTGCCGCTGCCGCAGGGTCCCTCGCGACGCCTATGGCTGGGGGCATGGAAGATCTCGCCGCCGGTGAAGGGATGGACGAACTGGGGGGCGACGTCGCCACTCCGGGAGCCGCGGCGCCCGCGCCCGGAGAGAGTGCCGCCGGCGAAGTCCCTGGCGCTGAGGGGGATGACTCATCACTGCTCGCCGCGCCTGCCCGCGTTGAAGATAATCCTACCGACAAGAGTCTTGAACCACAGGCCAAGGGAAAGAAATATCATGCTCGAAAAGAGGACCGGCGAAAAATTAATAAAGATGGACCTACTAAGCGACATATGCGCTCTACTGCGGGTGTTCGGCCTGCGCGCAGGACGCAGCCCTCTCGTAAAGATACGTTCCCAGGATACGAGATCTCGACCGGCCACAAAAATATCAACAAACTTTATGAGGAATATGAACCTATTTATAGAGATGAAGAAGAAACACAACTACTTGAGAATACAAAAGACATTCGTAAATTGATAAGCCAGATGGAACAGAAAGAGGCGGAGATTAAAAAAAGTGAGAAGCAAACACAATAAAAAAAGAAATACGGCCTTCTTATATGAAGTGCTGACGACGGAGCTAACCAAGTCTATCATTGACAAGAACGCTCCTAAAAAAAGATTTGTTTCTACTCTTATCAAAGAAAACTTTGGTAAGGGGATGATCCTCGGCGCCGAGCTACAACACTACCAGGCACTCCTGGAAACTAGCGGCCTCGAAATTTATGTAGCAGAGAAGTTGTTACAAGAAACCAAGCGCGCCTACTCTCAATTAAACAGCAAAAGAATATTTGATTCACAAACTAAGATAATTAATAAAATTAATAAAACCCTCTCCAAAGAAGCGTGGAATACTTTTGTTCCTAATTTTAAATCTCTCGCTACGGTGGACGCCATCTTTAATATTTCAACACCTGTTAAGCAAAGAGTCTTACACGAGGACACCCTTATTAAACTGCTTCAATCGCCTCAAAAATTAGAAGAGAACAAGTTACAACCTATGGATAACATTGTTTATAATTCTTTTGTTAAAAAGTTTAATGAAAAATACGGCACCCTTTTGAAAGAGCAGAAAGATTTATTGGGAAAGTATATTGCTTCGTTTGCCGACAACGGCCTAGAACTTAAACTCTATTTGAATGAAGAGGTGGGTCGCCTTAAAACATCCGTAGAGACGTCTTTAAAGTTAGAAGAGATATACACCGATGAAAATATGGTCGCGAAGACCAAAAAAGTATTGGGCATCCTAGAAGAGTTCAAGGCCGCGGCCCCCACCGCTGAGGTGATAACGCAGGTATTGAAGGTACAGCTACTAGTCCGGGAAATACAGTCTAATGATTAACATTACGATTGGAGGACCACAGGCCAGCGTAGAACTCGCAGCTCGAAAGACGCTTGAAGGAAATCTGCTCATTATGGATCATGATATCATCGATATTGTTCTTCTTCCAGAAAGCTTTAAGGTTGTTACCTTTCCTAAAAGCTCTGCTACGGACGATGTGTATGGCACACAATCACGTTTTTTTGATTTTTTATCTGACAAGGGGGTAATCGATCGCCAAAGTGTGCAGGGTGGTAATATTTTTAGTTCTATTGAGGGTATTATTCCGGAGAGCAAGAACGTCAATCCACTTCAAGCAGCGGTATATGTAATCTCCGAGTTTCTGGAAGACGAAGCGAAGGCCCTCCAATCAGCCCAGAAATATGAAAAAGAGATTGAAAATTACTTTACCGAACCCACCGACCAGGATAGCACTGAGCTTGGGGAGGTACCTCAGTATGCCGAGAAGGGCGCGATGGTACCTGGATATTATTACATTCCGCTTCGCTACAAGATGTAATGGGCGCCCATGTAATAATATGGCCCACGCTTGAAAGCCTGGTGCTTTTTATTTTATGTGCTTACGGTCTTACGCAGCTTCTTTGCTTTTCTAAGATCCTAGACCGAATTAGGCCGAAACATTATTTCTTTTCATGCCCCATGTGCATAGGGTTTTGGGTAGGTATATTTCTCTGGGGCGTTACTAATTATACAGAACTATTTATATTTGATGGCACGAATCTCGTAACGGGATTTTTGCTTGGCTGTTTAAGTTCGGGTACTTCATATGCTTTAAATATGATTATCTGTGACGATGGCATACAAATAGGAAGAGGAGAAC